ATATAATAAATATTTTAACATATTTAAAGGATAAAAAAATTTCTAACTGTTGTCACAAAATGATGATATATACGAATAATAATGGTCCTCGTGAATGGGCTCATCATATAATACGTTATTTTGAAAAAAAAATAAATTATAAGATTGTTGACCAAATAATTGCTGCATTTAAAGTAAATGGTAAAACTGTTGAAATATGTAGAACAACATATAATAAAACACACAAAGATTTTATAAGATGTACAAAAATACCTAATAGTGCTGAGATATGTTTTTTAGACGACACTTTTTATCCTGAAATGGCAAATGACAATATATATTATATTAATGTAAAACCTTACTATTACGACTTACAATTTGATTATATGATTAAAAAATTTACAGAAAGTCATATTGGGAAAAAAATAATTGGAACAGAAGATGATTTTGAAGAAAAAATGAATGAACAATTAAAACTTTATAAATATACTTGTATTAATAAAGATTCAAATGAATATGATGTAGATAAAATTTTAGGGAAACATATTATTTCACATTTACATGATTTTTTTAATAAATCTAAAAAAAATAAAACATTACGTAATAGACCAAAAAGAAATTTAAAACGTAACAAAACTGTTAGAAATAATTAATTTTTATTAGGAATTATAAAATTTTTTAAAAATCCTTTTATGTGAACTAAATATTGGTTTAATGCTGTTGTTGTAATAATAAACATTCCTGCATTAAACGCTATTTTTCTATCTAAATCTGTAAATTTATCGACATGTCTAAATGGATTAAAACGCCATATTAAAAATAAACAGATGTATATTCTTACGTAATATTCTAATGTTTCTAAAAATTTAGGTGCTGTATTTGATAAACCAAAAAAGGAAACAAATATTAAAATATATGAAAAATATATAAAAATATTAAAAAAATTCTCTTGAAAATCATTTAGTTTTTTATAAAAGACCATATTTATATAAAGTTGTTATTTTATTTTAAATAGATTTATAAATGTCTAATGTTCTTGCACTTGGGTCAGTTGCATTTGTATATTTGGGCATCCAATAATAAGGCAAAATATCATGACAATTTGGGAAAAACTTGTTAAAAATATCTTTGTAATACATTTTTTCTGTTTCTATATTTGCTTCTTTATTTAATTTTTCAGCAATTTTCTCCTGCAAAATTTGATATAATGAACGTCCATGAGAGCTAACACCATCACTAAATGCTTCTTTCTTTCTCCAAAGGATTTCATCGGGAAGAACTTGTCTATCGCTATGGTCTATAAAATTTTTTTTAGAAAAACTATTTCTTAAAATATATTTTTCCATACATCCGTTAATAATGTCAATATAATTTTTATGATTTCTAAAACATGAAGGAATCGAAAGAATAAAATTAACAAAACTTCTGTCTAAAAATGGAGTTCTAGGTTCAAGACCATTTGAAGAAATTGATTTATCTGAACGCAAAACATCAAACAAGTGTATATCTTTTAATAATCTCCTAGTTTCTTTATCAAACTCAATGTCATCAGGACATTTATTCATATATAGATATCCACCTAACAACTCATCTGACCCATCTCCATTAAAAATAACTTTGGCTTCCGAATGAGTTGAAATATATTTTCCAAGCAAATAGTTTCCAATACTTGCTCTAACTGTAGTTGTATCATAACTTTCTATAGCTTTTATAACTTCTGGAATTGCATTAAACATCTCTTCCTCAGTGACAATAATTTCTGTATGTTTTGTTTCCAAATAATCAGAAACAATACGGGCATATTTTAAGTCTTCTGAACCTTTAAGTCCAATACTATATGTTTCTAATTTATTTGGCAAATTTTGTGATTTATAATAATCATTTACCAATGCAGCAATTAAACTGCTGTCAAGTCCTCCAGACAATAAACAAGCGATAGGACGCTCAGTTGTGAGACATCTTTTATTAACAGCAGCATTTAAATAAGAAGATATTCTAGACCATAAATTGTCAACAAATACACTTTCAGTTTCGTTATTTATTAGCCAACTATGAGAAAAACTAGGAATAAAATATGGAACATTTTCTTTCTCTTGTTCCCAAATTGAGTTTACCTTATTTGAAAGGTTAAAAACACTATATGTTCCAGGTTGAAATTGTTCAATTCTATAATGAAAGGTATTTGTATTATAAAATTTTTCAAGACATTTAAGCTCTGAAGCAAACCCATATAAATTAAATATATTATAGATATTTTTAATATTTCTTAAATAATATAATGGTCTAACCCCTAATGGGTCACGAGCAATATAAATCTTATTATTAAGGTCATCTGTTATACGATTATCATATAATATAAAAGCAAACACTCCATCTAACATAGTAAGTGTTTGTTCAATGCCATATTTAAGATAAAGATGAATTATAACTTCACAATCAGAACCAGTTTTAGGGTCAATTCCCATATATTTATATAACTGTTTGTAATTATATATTTCTCCATTACATATTAAAATAATATCATTAAAAACTAATGGTTGATTTGATTCGACATTTAATCCATTAATAGCTAATCTATGAAAGCCTAGAACCATTTTCATATAGCTATTTTCTAATTTAGAAAATTCTGGACCCCGATTTTGTCCCTTTAAAAATTCTTCGCTAATCATATTTTGGTCAGATTTTTCATTATTAAGAATAGCGAATATACCACACATTGTATTTATTATATTGTCGGTTAACCTTTATATATTTTATATAAATATTTTAAATAAAAAATAATATATAAATATATCAAAATGGAAACACCATATAAACAATCGCAATGTGTCTCTGATATTCATAAACAAACAAATCAAAGAATTTATGATAGAAATATTCCATCTCAAATGTTACAACCATACATAGATGTTCGCCCAGTTATGACAAAATATTCTTATTTTCCAATTGTTGACCCTAGAAAAAAAATAAATGTTCCTCTTCAACAAATGCCAACATACAATGTTAATAAAGTTTTTAATCCAGGAAATACTACATCACCATGGTCAGGATTTGCTTCAAATATAAATTTAGAATCAGAGTTAAGAAATCAAGTTTATGCTCTTCAAAAATGCAGTCAATCAGTTTATGTTCCTAATAGCGGAAGTGATTTATATAATTATAAATTTCAGTCAACTAAACAGCCAAATCCTCATGAATTATTATTTCAAAATGATAGTTTTTCACAATTTAATCCAAATCCAGATTCTAGTATAGTCGGTTCTGGTATTTTTTATAACAACACAAGATGTCAAGTTCGTGACATGACCAATCAAACATGTTAAATTTTTATTTCTCAGAAAATGTCATTAATCCAATAATATCATTTTCATTTGTTTCAGAATAAATACACTCATATTCATCTTGTTCAATCCAAGAATAACTACCAGATGCACATGATTCAGACCTAAATTTTCCAATCCGATAAAATTCATTATCATTTATTATCCATTCTCCGACGCTGCTATAAATAATAGTTTTTTCTCCTGCACCAATAATTTTTGACTCAAAAGATGATAATCCGTTTGTAATTTCTTTCCAAGCTTCAATAATAATATCTTGAGAACTATTATTATGAAAATTTATATATTTAGCAGTATTAAATAGTGACATTTTGTTATATTATTTATGATTTATATTATAAAATATTTAGTATTCAATTTTTTAATTAAGTAAATTTTAATTACTTTTATAAAAATTAAGTATATGTCAGAAGCTTTTGTAAACCAAATAACATTAGATTGTCTTTTAAACAAACAGATGTATAGCAACCATTTAAAGAGTAAAAAAGTAACACAACAAAATAAAGAAGAGAGAAAATTTTATCGCAAAAGAACATATAATTTATTTAAAGAAATTATAAGTGGAAGTGAACCAGAAGATTTATTACCAGATGTAAAATATGCTTACGATAATTTTATAAATTCAGCAATACATTACTTTAAGACAATTGACAACAATGATATAATTCAATCTGAATACAAAGATGTCGATATTCCACTACAAGTTTGTAGTAGTGAAGTAACAGATTTGTCGGCAAATTTTGCTTCCACTGCTGAAGCAGACAATCTTTTATTGCGTTCAATTAAAATTGATGTTCCTACTTTAGATAAATATGTTACAAGAACAAGAACTAACAAGAAAAAAGAAACTATTATATTGCCCAAACAGAGAGAAATTAATTTGAGTGACCCTGAATTAAAAAATAAAGGTTTAAAAAAGAATAATATCACTAATATTTATGAAGACACAAAGAAAAATGAAGAAAAATAGTTTTAAAAAAAATGAAACAAAAAAAAAATATAAACATACTGGAGGGACAAAAAATAATAAGAATAATAAAACATCAAAGTTAAAAAAAGTTAATTGTAGTCCAAAGCCAAAAGGTGAAATAAATGAATTTTCTTGCTACACTAATAAATCACTTTACAAACTAAGAGATTTATGGAATGCAAGACATCCTGATGTTAAAATTACTTCTAGTTCTACAAAAGAAATTCATCGTCAGATTAGTGAAAAGTTAAGTGGTATTTGTAATAAAGAGTCATGTTGGATAAGACAAAAAGCTGATTTTGGACCTATTGAAAGTGATATGGCCGATTCATTTGCTCCAGAATCTCCTCCAGAATGGAAGAAAAATCCAAATGAATGGTTATCTAGTGTAGATATTATAAATGTAATGAAACAATACGAAAAAGCTTATAAATGTTTTGATTTTATTGGACCAACACCTATTGATTTTGATACGAGAAAATTATATGGGGAATGTGTTTGGGATGAATTGTGTAATTTTAGTATTGAAGAGCAAATAAAAAATGGAAAAAATAAAATAGGAATTATATTTAATACTGACCCTCATAACAAACCAGGACAGCACTGGATATCAATGTTTATTAATATTAAGAAAAAGAAAATATTTTTCTTTGATAGCACAGGTGATAAACCATCACCTCAAATAATGGCATTAGTAAATAGAATTATAGAAGAAGGTTTAAGTCTAACACCTAAAATTAAATTTAAATTTGATAGTAATGAAGGAATTGAACATCAATATGGAAATACAGAATGTGGAATTTATTCACTTTATTTTATTGTTCACATGCTTGAAGATAAATTGACTGAACATTACTTAAAAACACATATATTAAAAGATGAATATATGAATAAATTTAGACATATTTATTTTAATGATTCACTATAAAACGTATAAAGTATATAAAAATAACGTTCTATATTTATATATGGAAAATTTAAATACATTATGGGATGTAATTAGCGATGAAGAAATATTTAAATTTTTAACTAGAGATATTCAAAGTAAAATTGCTAATTTATTTTCAAATAATATTAAGGGATTTTTTGACACAGAGAGAACAAAAACAAATAGCTTAATTGATTTAAATAAAAAATATATTCTTCTAATTCTCAGCCATATTAAAAAAAATTATTCTTATCAACCAAATAAAATTAAGATTTATGATGAATTACCCGTTAAGGAACATATAACAGCTGAAGAAATTCAAAACGACAGAAAATCACAATTTGAAAAAGATTTACAACAAAGGCAGCAAGAATTTGAAAATAGTATAAATGTTAAGGTGCCACCTGTTCCTGAATTTTCTGATAAATATGAAGACGCACCAATAGGTGAAATAGATAAAATTATTAAAGAAATGACTGCAAAAAGAAATTATGATGTTGAAAATATAAATCGCAATTACAATACAGATATAAATCAAACAAATAATTGGCTAAAACCTCAAGAAACTTCCCTTAAAACTGAAAAACTAACTCCTCAAAAGGTTAATGATGAAAAAGAACAAAACTATAGTAGATTCAAATTTTTAAATGTAGAAGAAGTAGAATCAAATAAAATTATTTCACCTTCAAAAAAAAATGTAACCTGGAGTGATAATGAAGAATTTGACGAAGTTGAAGAAAATATATTTAACAAACTTAAAAAGGTTAATAAAAATGATGAACCTGTAAATAATGTAGTTCTTTCATTTGAAGAAAATGAAAATGCAAATGAAAATAGAATAATAAACTTGGAAAATGAAATTAAGTCAATGAATAACAAAATA